AACCAGTGGGGGTTATCCCAGACGTACTAGGTTGCGAACCATAGCCACCTACTTGCAAACCAGTGGCAGGGTCAATTCCACGGGCTACCATACCTTGCTCGGCTACAAAGTTCGGCGCTAAGGCGTTTTGCAGCATTCCGTAACTGGTCATGCCGAACCCTTTCTGCAAGCCTTGCGTGATTGCCGCCATCGTAGGGTTGTCGCTGTAGTAGTCAGCTTTTTGAGCGTTGGACATTGAATCAAATGCCGTTGGTGCGCGTTCATTACCGCCACCCATCTGGTTCTCCTGCCGCTTACGCAACATCTCATTGAAGGCATTAAGGTAGTAATTCATATCTTCAGCCCGTGGTTTCGGAGGAAGTCTATAAACAGATAGGCCACGCCAAGAATAGCCGCCCAGATCAGACCGGCGAGTGTCTTCTCAATGATGGCCTTCCGCAGCCGCTCCATGTCGTTTTGCGCTTTAATGGCGTTTCTCACCCACTGCTGCTCCTCTCTGTCGAGACAGGTGTCGCTGCTCTTGAGCGCAACAAGCAGGTCGGAGATCAGCAGGGAGCGGTCTTCTGGTGTCATTGTGCTTCTGCCATTGCGTTTTGGTTGGCGGGGGCGAGGGCGTTGGAACCTACGCCAATGTTGCGTATTTTTTCTGGGCTAAGTTCGGGTTTTTTAAACGGGTCAAAAAATCTTTTTCCTTCTGCGTCACGCAACATTGCTTTGCGTAATGCGGATGCTGCAACTTTTGGGTCTAGCATTTCAGTAGCAATTTCAATAGCAATTTTTTCGTTTACGCCACCTTTTAAACGCCTAATAATTTCATTTGCGAGTGTTGCTGTCCTGTTTAAAAAACTAGGTGTTTGAAGTCCAGCTAAAGCTTCTGACCCAGTTGTAAGAAGGTTTGGCCCTGCTTTTGTACCTTTACGGGCCATATACTCAACTTCAGCAATTCTTGATAGATCATTTTTAACCCCGTCAATTACAGCCATTTGTTCTGGGGTCATAATTTTAGAGAGGCTATCATAGCGAGGCGATCCAGTAGCTGCTTTTTGTATGGTAGCGGGTGCATTTTCTACGGCGGTTGCAAATCCAGTTGAGCGTAAACGACCCGTTTCTTCACCTAAAACTGGCTTAAGCTTTCCCTCTAAAAATTGTGCAATTTGCATTTGGTTGATAGGCTTGCTTCCTGCCGAAAACAATTCTCTTGCTTGACCATACTCAGGAACTTTGTTTTCAAACCACTCTAAAAAAGCAGTTCTAGTTCCTGATATTGCTTTTACCTCGTTTTTTCCTATTCCAAATGTGGCTGGGTCGCGGATTAAGTCATCAAACGCTAATTTAACGTAATGCAAACTTGTGCCAGGGTATTGAGCAACTTCAGCAGGAACATTTGTAAACCCAATTGGTTTTCCGTCTGCGCCTAAAATTGACGATGGTATTGTTTGCGCTGGGGCATCTTTTCCAATTTGAAAAACTTGTGCTTTTTCTTCTGCTAGTTGTTTTGCTCTAGCCAACACTTTATCCATAGATGGTCTATTAGATAAAGCAATAAAAGTTGAATCTGACGGAATAAGAGCTTGATCCGCAATTTTGTATAGCGGGTCTGTTGTACTAGACCTAGCAATTTCTGCTGCTTTAATTTCGTCGGCAGTTTTTCCTACGTTTCGTATGGCTGCAAGTTGAGCTTCTTTTTGTGCTGATTCCCTAGCCAAAAACTCGCTTGGCAATTTTTCTGCGGCTTGTTTTCCTAGCGCAGCAAATCTAGTAGACCCAGCAGGTACAGCAGCTTGCGCTGCGGTAGGGGCAGACCCAGGAACAAACTCTTGTGCGTTAACTAATGCGTTAAGAATTTCTGGCGCTTTTCCTTCTGCCGCAGCCATATACGCTTTAGATTTTGGTGAGAAAGCGTTATAGACGGATTCACCTACGCTTGCACCAGTTTTAACGCCTAAATTTAACGCACCTACTACGGGTGCAACAGGGTTTGTGTAGGTTGCTGCCGTAGATAAAACTTTAGCCGCAGTCGGCGCTACTCTAGCCGTAGCCATAGCCCCGCCAGATAGAAGGGTTGACAAGTCAGCAGCGGCCCCTACAGGGTCTGTAGCAAGCGTATTTTTTAACCCCTCTATGCTGCCGTACCGATCCCTATACATTCCTCCAACGGCGTTAGCCGAATCAACAGCCCGTTTTGCTGCCTGTGGATTGGCGTCAAATAAACTAACAAAATCAACTACTTTTTTTGGTAGTACATTTTGCAAAGCACCAGCACCAACGTCAAGCAATCCTTTTGCCGTTTCAATTGGGCTTGTGATTGCTTCGGCTAACCCGCCAAAAAATTTAGCGCCGCTAGGTAAAACATTTGCTAAGGCTTCTTTTGGAACATCTGCAAATGTTCTATTTGCAGATTGCAATTTTTTTTGTTCTGCACCAAAAGTCTGAGCAGCAAAATCTTCCACTTGAGATGGCGTTGCGTTATCTGGCCCTTCAAAAATATGAACCGCGCCATCTGGGCCTTGAACACGATATTTGGTAGCCATTAATTGCTTTCTTTGCCAAGATATTTAAAGCCGCTACTTGTTGACGACCCCACCAAAGGTGGTATTTTTGGCACAGTTGAAAGCCCTAACGCGCCCGTTGCAGAACTAGGTATTTGAGTAAACCTAGTATTCCATGCCTCTACACTGCGAACAGCAGCTTGGTGTTGAAGCGTAGCTAACCTAGTAAGGGTCTGTGTAGTAAGTTCAAATGTGCCGCCTGCAATTTGCTGTAAAAATTTAAGGTCTTTATCAGTAAAACCTTGACCCGTTCCCAACCCTGCACTTTTAATTGCGTCAAGTGTGCTTTGTCCTGTAGCCGCAATTAACGATTCAGTATTGGATATTTTTTCTTCGTTACTAGCGCCAGCTACATTTAATGCCCTAGCAATATTTAGTTTAATTCCAGCAATAGGCCCGGTAAACAAATTGCCTTGGCTTACCAAACTAATAATCCTATTGGCGCTCTCTGCTAATTGAGGTGCTTTTTCAGCCGCCCCTAATTTAGCATCATCTCTATCGGCTAATTTATCGGCTAATTTTCCACCGTATGTTTTTTCTGTGGTAACCGTAACATTAGTCGCTGGTTGATGACTAATCTCTTTGTTAATCCTAGTTTGAATTTCTTTGCGTACTTTAGGGTCAGTTGCTGCAGCTAAGTCAGTTTGAAGTTGTGATAGTACAGTTCCTTTTTCTTGGGATGCGTACACTATTTTATTTGTGTCTGCATCAACGAGTCCAACGCCAGCCACAGTATATAAGTTTCTTTTGCTTACCCTAGCTATTTCTTCCGTAAGAAACTTTATGCGATTTTCGTCCCTTTTATCTGGGTTTGGTTTTCTGGAAAATCTTTCGTATTGATCTACTAAACTTTGCAGTTGAGTCGGCGCAGCCGCTGGTGCTGCTTGCGGAGCCATTGCGTTAACAGGGCTTGGAGCCATCTGGTTAGCCGCCACCCTTAGAGGTGTTAACGGCGCTTGAGGACGCATAGCAAACCCCCCCTCTGGCGTAAAATATTTTTCCATTATTGGTGGTTCGCCAACAACGTTTGAGCCGTAAGACCCAACATATATTTTTCCGTCTTCAACAGTAATGGTTTCTCTAGGTATACCTCTGCTTACCATGTCGTCTATGGACGCTTGAACAGTAGGCGCGACAGCAGCAACAGCCTGGGCGATAGGCGCAGGCGCAGGCGCAGGCGCAGGCGCGGCGCGGGCAGGAGTGCCACTCATGGCGTTGGTCTGCGGAGCGCCGCTTATAGCAGCGGCAAACTGCGCGTCAGCATCCATTCGTTCAATAAATTTAGCTGCACCTAATGCTTGTTTTAATTTCCACTGATTAAAAGCAGTGGTGTCATCAGAAATATCAGCCAAATCTGCTTCTAAGCTGCCAAACTGTCTCAAAATTGGGCCAAGGTCTGGGTCGGCGTATATTGCTCGTTGAATTGATCGGGCATCGTCTGGAGTACGGGCGTTAAGCATTGTTTCCCTTGCAGAAGCTGTTTTTTGCGTGACTACCGCAGCTTTAGCAACCCGTTGCTTATCAGCCTGACCAGCGGCAAACTCCTGCTGGCGCATACCAAACTCCTGCTGGGCCTGCGCCGCTCTCTGCTGGGCCATTGCATTGGCCTGCATTTTCTCTTGGCCTTGTGAATAGCCCTCAAAGAAATTTGTCGGGCCACCTTGGTCAAGAAGTCCAAAATTAAGTGCCATGATTAGCGCCCCATGTAAGCAGGATCGTACATACCGCCGTATCCTGGCATTGATACCGGGCCTTCAGAACGCCCATAATTTCCAAACATATTGCTAAACCCACCAGACCCAAGCGCTTTTCCTATCTCGCCGTAGGACGATTGTCTTGCGCGTTCCCCAGCCAACATAGCGTTGGCAGTGTTATAGCCTTGGTTTTGCATGAGTGGGGCAGAACCAGTTACAAGTCTTTCCCCTGCTGTGGCTGCTAGTGCATTGGAAGTCGGGCCAAAGCCAGCTACACCAGCAGCGGCATTTCGCGCAACTTCTTGTCGCCCATAGAAATCTTGGAGTGCCCGACCATAATCTTGCGTACCCATTTCCTGCCCATAGCGTTGGGCGGCTTTCAAAGCACTACCAGAAATCAGACCGCCACGGGCAGCCGCTTGCCGGTCAAGTGCCTTTTGGCCTTCTGACAGCCGAAACGCATAGCCTGGGTCAGTTCTAAAATCAGCCATCGTAAAAGGCCGCACATACTCGCCGCCTGCGGCTATGCCTTTTAAGTATCCTGGAAGTGCATTGACGCCTGCTTGATAGTACGGTTGCTGCCTAGCAATGTTTTCCTCGTACATACGCTGTTGCAACGCCAAAGCACGGTCGCTAGAAGCATTTGCAATCTGCGCCGCCTCACGCGCAGCGCCTGTTTGCCCACCGCCAGTAGCCTCATCAAGACCGCCGCCAAGAGCGGCGCCAGCAAGCGCACCAGACGGGCCACCAAGAAAAAAGCCTGCTGCACCACCTAATAGTTGACCCCAACCCATAATCGTTCTCCTTGTTACCCAACCTAAGTCGCAGGAGTCTGCGCCGTAAGCAAACCGTTTGTAAAAGTCATGCTGCCGTCTGCGCCGAGTGCGGTCAGTTTAGCAGTCACAATTGTGGCGCTAACGCCAGCCGTGGAAGTGCCTGTCCCGCCGTTGGCTATAGGCAGGATACCACTGACTTGCGTAGTCAGACTAACCCCACTCAGCGTACCGCCAAGGGTCAGGTTGCCAGCAGTAGTGACCGTGCCTGTCAGTGTGATGCCGTTGACCGTGCCAGTGCCGCCTACTGACGTAACCGTCCCCGCACCCAGGTTGGCTCGGGCTGCTGCGGCTGAAGTAGCGCCAGTGCCGCCATTGGCTATCACCAAAGTGCCTGCCAGCACCACCGCACCAGTTGTAGGGCTGCTGGGCGTAAACCCTGTTGTTCCTGCGCTAAAACTTGTCAGGCCACTGGAGGCCACGGTAATCGTCCCCGCTCCGTTGGTCACGGTAATACCTGTGCCAGCCGTCAAGGTGTTGAGCGAATATCCTGTGCCATTGCCAATCAACAGCTTGCCGTTGGTCGGAATCGTGCCTAGGCCCGTGCCGCCGTTGATTACTGGTGTGATGCCAAGGCCAGAGCCGGTGATGGTGTAGACGTTGTTGAGCCAACGAAACCATTGCGTTGTGATCTGCCCGTCTTGGGTAAACGCTACCCGAGGCGCAGGAATTTGGGTGACGTTTGACATACTAGCTTGACGTTGGACTCAGCACCAACTCAGCGCCCATGATGACAATCTTTACCGGGTCAGTGCCGCTGACCTCATACACCCGATCTCTAGATGAGCCAAGCCGCCGCCAAAACGTGCGGTAGCCGTACTCACCAATCTTGCCCATGCTTGTCCAATGCTCACTTGACCAAGTGTGACCGCCATCGTCGCTCCAGCGCAGCATAACTTGCGGGTCATAGCCTGGGGTGGCTGGGAATGACTCGGTGACAATATCCGCGCCATCAATGTCTGGGCCACTGTAGGCAAAAGTCACTAAGTATTCACCTGGCAGGCCAAGGGACGGTTCAGTGATAATTTCCTCGCCTACCAGTGCTGGTGGCACAGGTTCAGCAGTAAGATATTCCCAATCAAACTCGGCAATTAACTGGTAACTTGGGCCTGACCCTGGTGGTGGAGCGGAAGGATTTAACAACTCAGTGATGATGCCATCAGCCGTTTGCTCTGGTGTAACGCCTAGCCCTACGCCTGTCTCAGCGTCAAGCTGCAAGGTGTGGTGTACCACTCGTTTGAGGTTGTTTTGACCAGTTGGCAAGCCTCTCCATGAGCGCAGCCACTTTTGGATGCCGCCGTTGTCGGCGTATACATCCAAGTCAAAAGCGTAAATGTTGCCGTTAACGTAGTCACCAACCACAATTTGGCTGTTAAACGCCATCTGGCAGTTTGACCTGTGGCGCATGAACAGGCCGTTGTCAAACCCAGCACGCTCGTGCCATGCTTGGGTAGACACATCGTAGACCCAAGTGGCGTTGCCGGTGGGAAATGTCAGTACATAAAAGGCATGGCCTTCTTGCTGGTAGGTGTAGGCAATGGCGTCAGAAATGTCGCCGTACTGGGCAATGGCAAACTCAATAGCGTGGGTGCTGACCCGAGTGCCGGTGTAGCCATTGGCCCGGTAGACGATGCCTTGGCCTCGCGCATCTGCGCCTAGCCAGAAGATGCCGTTGTCTAGCTTGGCAACAGAGAAGGCCGCAGCGCAGCCAATCTCATTGAACGCGCCTTGGATGCGGGTCATGGGGAAGTCGGCAGCGCCAGAGTCGTACCAGACCTCGACTGAGTTAGTTCCAAACAGCCAAATCTGCCCGTGGTCAATAATCATGCTGACCAAGCCGTCAGGCGAACCCTCGGCACTGGCAAAATCAAGCGGGTCAACTGATGATCCGTCCAGCAGTTGCGTTAGCCAAAATATCTGGCTGTTAGGCTGGATGAAGACAAAGTAGCCGTCTAGGTAGCCAACGATTAACGCGCCAGCAAAGTCAACGTCTGTAATCTGGGCAAAGACTGCCGTGCTGCTGTTGTAGATGTAACCCGGCCCATTGGCTGCAATGAACAACTGAGTGCCGTTATCGCTCATGCTGACCGGGCCAGTACCCGCTACCGTGCCCAGCAAGGTGGCTACATAGGCCGTGGTAAGGCTGTAGAGTTCAGTGCCACTAACCACATAGCCAACGCCATTAAACGTCCACAAGCCCCGTATTGGCCCTGTCCCAACCGTCACCAGCAAGTCAAGCCCAGGCGCTCGGTTCAAAAACCCGCCTGTCTGCCCTCCGTCTGGGATAGCTTCTGGGAACAGGTTGACGCATCTGTTGTCCGCAGCATTGACGCTACGGGCAACATAGGCCGAACCAAGGATGGGTGATTTCATTAGACGTAGCTGGGATAAAATTTAGCCGGTGCAAATGCGTCGTAAGTCATTGTTAACGCACGACCAACTACAGCCGTTCCTGCAATAGCAATGTTGCCTGTTGCGTCCCAGGTGAAAGCAGCAGTTGGAATTAAAGTTATTGAACCTCCAGCAGCCGCAAACAAAGTTGGTACGGTAATTGTTTTAATTAAGCCAGCACCAACAAAATTTATACTTTTTGGAGTTGCAAGCACATTGGCGATAATTCCTAATGTATTTGCAACTGCGGTTGTGCCAATAACATCTGATACGGCAACGGTTGCGGCTGTTGCTGCACCACTCAAAACAAGACTAGCGCCTGTGGCTGCGCCAATTGCTGGTGTTACCAATGCAGGGCTGGTGAATGTGCCCGTGCTTACCGTTGGGTTTGTAATTGTCGGAGTTGCAATTGCGGGGCTGTCAAACAATTTTGTTTTGGTAATGCTCTTGGTTGTGCCAGCGGCGGGAGGGCCAGGTTGGACAAACGGAATGATGTCCGTAGCGTTGATGACGGTGGCAACGGGCAGGGCAGAAATGGCAACGGTAGTCATAATTAAAAATTCCCAGCGTAAATGTTATATCGTTGACGATTAGCAACAATGCCGTAGGGCATTGCCATCACATCGTCAGGGTTGTTGATGCGCTTGATGTTGCGCTTGGAGGTCATAGCAATTCGCTGCACCTGTGGGCTTGGCTCGACGCCAAACTCAGCGGCAATCTCACAGGCCAAATTGAACCTAAAGGCTCGTAGATAGCCTGGTGGGAAGGACAGCGTGGTCGCCAGCACTGCTGGCTGAGTCAACTCCTCCACCGACACAATGTGCCACTCAAGTGTCTTACTCGGCACAGGGTAGACCGTCATCGTAATGTCGGGGTAGCCCATGTTGACGTACAGCACTTGCGGGTA